TGACATGGCTCACATAACGTAATTAATTCATGCTGATCTCCTTGACCCAGCATGATAATTTTTGTGTAATCAATATGATGAACCATTTTAGATGGAGAGCCACAAACTTGACAACATCTACCATCTCGTTCTAAGACTAGTTGCCTTATATTCCACCAGAGCCTAGACTTTATATAGGCATCATAAGTTCTAAAACCTAGCTCTTTCCATGCTGGTGGCATAATTCTATATGTCTCTTTCTTCTCCATGAAGAATCTTAAAAGTAGGGAATCGTAGACTAATACCGCCCTTTTCATTCTCTGTCTCTTCAAAATACTGGACAGTTATTTGCTTTCCAAGAATCTTCTTTGGATTCTTATAAAACTCTTGTCTTTGTTCAATACTAAAACCAGACCCTACTCTTACAGTATGACCCTTATGCTGAATCATAACACAACTCAACATAGTCTCCTCACATTCTGCACCATCCTTAACATAACGGAATGGCCCCATTTCGGTATCTAGAACTTCGTATTCGTCATCTGAGAACGCTTTATACTTCAATAGGTCTTTGGATCGTTTACCTTTATATGGAGCGTCAGATCGAAGCATAAGCCCCTCATATCCATTCTGATTGGATTCGGTCACAAACTCTTGAAAGTGACTCTCATCCTTCACCAAAGATTGTTCCAACAGTGTCAAGCAAGGACATTCATTCTTTTTCATTACTTCTGTAAGATTCTTGAGTCTGATACTAAATGGTCTATTCTTCTCTCCCTTCTGGCTATAAAACTCATCATGAGTAATCATATCAAAAATCTTATAGGAAGGATTAGGAATAGTATGATCTTTCTTGCGAAGTTCTTTCATTACTCCTTGAAAATCCTCATTACCATCTTCATCAACCAGACAAAGCTCTCCATCAAGAACTACATTAGTAAGTCCCAAAGCTTTAATCCCACCGCTAACAATATCAAGAGTATCAAAGATTTTTCCCGTGCGGGAATAAAAGGTAGTATTGCCATTACTATCAACAATAGCAATACATCTAGCACCGTCGATCTTCCTGCTAACATACCATCCATCCTTCCAGTCTACAATTTTAGGAACATACTTGTCCGCTAGAGCAACACTAAATGTTGGGATATGATCTGGAATAGCCTTGTTAATTAGCTTATCTCCAGCACGGGTTTTCAAATCCTTGTCAATGATGCAATGAACAAGTTCTTCGTATTCTCTTTGGTTGTCAATAAAGCTATTAACTGCTCCAATGGCATCATGACCTGTAATTTCTCTATTCTTCAAAGCATCCAATAGGTCAAATATAGACTTGTATACTTTACCACGCAGATGACTTTTCTTTTTAAGATTATCACTAGTCACATTATACTGCCAAAGAGGATGATAAGTATAGAGCAGAATCTTTTTAAGAAAATTTGCTCCACTCTCATTAGAGGAAGTATAATCCTCAATAATGCCAACCTTATCAAGTGTACTACTAGTTGCTTTCAGATCACGAACAAAACCATTAAGATGCTCAAACGACATTTTTATTTTCTCCTGTGTTGTTCCAATTCTACCATACGGAAGTCCTCTTGTCAAGTATCGTCTATTTGCGATTTGGTCTTGAAAGAAAATAATTCATAGCATTGGTAATTCCAGCTATATCATCACCAAGTTTTCCTATTCCAGTATTGCATGGCTCACATAACCATCCTCTAAAACTATTATCATCATGATCATGATCTAAGCACCATTTGTAAGGAATTTTTTTACAGCACTCACAAACGTCTGGTTTTGGTGGAGCTTTTTTATGAAGCTTGACTCTAATTTTAGAATGTTTCTTAACACATTTTCTACACCTACTATCTAAATTATCTTTGTACATACTGTGTTTAGGAAAGCTTCCTTTATTTTTACGCTTACCACAGTATGAACAAATTTTTCTAGACATAATTATATTTGAAGAGAAATTAATTCTTCAATTTTCCTTAAATTTTTAGCCTCAATAACATATGCCCCATGTAAAGATATTATTTCTCCATCATAAGGTTTTGATGGCAGATCATTATCATTGGCCCAGCCAACAAGATATGTTTTATATGGTCTTTCTTTTGGAACTAATGCCAATACATAAATCCAATTTTTGTGTCTTTCTTTTGGTCGAACTAATAATCTATAGTTAAGAGGATTATTAGAATATCTCATCAGACTACCTTTAATATCCACATTAGGTAATCCAACTATATCTACTCCATTGTCTCCAGTGAGAGGATTAGCATTTGCTTTTTCTCTTGCTTGAATATATCCCTCTGAAGAACCAGTAAGGATCATCGACGCACAATAGGTCGATATTTGTCCAACCAATTGATCTTCTGCTAAATTAGATGCTCTTTTATTAGAGTCTCTAATTTGAGACTTTCCTCCAATCTCTGCTTTTTTAGCATTAGATATTATCAACTGTGTAAATTCTGTATTTACAGTATGTGAAATTACGTCATTAGAATTTATCATAATATAAGTGGACTAGGCGAGAGTCGAACTCGCGTCCAGAATAAACATCAATATAAATTTCTACATCGTTAGTTGGTTGTTATCACACTACCAACAAAGCTATCAGAATTATCTGTGTCAGATTGAGTACAATCATCATTCCCATTTATGTCTGGTAGGACTACCATATCCGATTATCGGAGTCAGCATGATTTGGTAATAAGGCTCATGCCGCCCCACTCGTCACCTAATTAGGCAGCGAGGGCAAGAGTTGTCTTGCCAATTAACAAATTTAATCGACTTTTAAACTGGCCGGTCGATTAACCAGTCGATGCTATCTATACCTATTTTACCTGTCGATACCTTTACTAGCCCGTAAATATTTACACCGTTCGTTCTTTGGTAAATTTTTTAATAATCTGTTTCATTAACTCGTTTAGCTCCTCATCAGAGATTTTAGGTTTGGGAACATTTGGTTCTAAAAACAAACCCCTTGCCGGTCCTGCTTCCATTTTTTGTATTTGATAAATCAGTCTTTGGTTGTCTTTGTGATATACTATATTAAATCCCAGAGAGCATAAGAAAAGACCTAAAAAAATGATTGTAAGAGGTTGTATGTTTTTCATTGATTTTGTAATATTTTTTCTAGTAATATTTCACACTCATTAAGTTTTAGAGACATTTCTTCGCATTTTTTACAAACCTCTGTTTGTAGATATTCTTTGATGTGATCTATTTCTAGTTTAATTTCTGTTATCTGATGGTTTTGGTTGTTTTTCATCTTTATTTAACCAGAAAATCATTTCATTTGAATTATCGTCCCACGCACATTCGATTAAATCTTTTGCTGCTAATTTTGACAATCCTGTATGAAAAATCCAATCTCTAATATCTTCAAAAGTATCATTAAATACTTCTTCATTAACCAAATAATTTCCTTCTTCGTCTTGTCCCAAACTATAACCAACAATAATATTAATTGTTTGATTAATGGTTATATAGTTATTCAAATTGTCGTTATCATTATAATCAACAAAAGATTCTGCGGCAGCTTTTCTTATAGAATCAGCATACCCTTGCAAATCCATTATCGAATATGTATTTGTATCTTCAGACATAATATGTAATACCCCAAAATTTAAAAAAACTTTTTTACTCCAGTATCTTGTTCAGAGTTTCTCGACAGTTCCAGTAGTTTATCAATGGTGTTCTGTAAACTATACTCTCCTCTACTTAGCAACTTTTTATGCTCATAAAGAGCAGTAATAATTTGAGGTAGATAAAACTGGTTGGCTCGTTCAAGTTCTTCTGGAAAATAAGCCTTCAGAATATTTTCAATTTCCAATACTTTGTTAGTAATTTGATCTCGACAATTCACGAGATTATTAACTTGATCTTTTTGTTCTTGAGTAAGAATCATACTAAGCCTCAACCTTCGGTTTGAGTTTCATAAGCTTATGCTTAATTTTCCAAACATGGGTTTCTTTGTTCTGAATGTCTGGCCCCATATAGATGTGACAAAAGCCTTGGTGTTTGTCCAGCCCCCATGCTTTAATTCCATGCTGATCAATTCCTTCCACAACAAAACGACCCCTATATCCCATAGGGATGAAGTCTGCACCTCTCACAAAGTATGGGCCTCCACCCACTCTGATTCTATCTCCTTTTACAAGTTCTTTCCAATTAAAGTCACGAATGATCTTTGTGTTCTTTGCTTCTTTGCTCTTTGCCTTAAAAACGAAAGGAGCATTGCACTTAGGACACATATAAGCTCGCGGGCCTGTGGTAGCTCCACATTTTTCACAAGTTTTTTGACCCTTACCCATTTTCTTTTTCTCCTGTGTTTGTTGACGTTACACCCTAAGTATAACTCAATTATCGGCACTGTCAAGAGAGAATCTTTAGAATGTTCACGAATTTTTCTTTTTAGTCACTAATTTTAGACGATATAGCCCTCTTTTTCTGCTTCACTATCACAAAGGGTTTTTATCCATGCCATAACCGGCTCTCCTTCATCGTCTCTTCTTTGTTTACGAAGCTTTCCTCTTTCTCCAGTAACTTCACAAGTTATATAGCTCATACTTTCTGCCATTTCTATTGCTCCTCTAATAAACTCATCAGCACCATAAGCATAGGCTCTTAGCCCGCCAAACTTTTCTTTAATCTGACTCCAATAAAAAAAATCTAGAGGCTCATTAATCTTTTGCTTGTAATGAAGACGATTATCTACAATATAACATAGCCTGGATAGGATATTAAACCAACCATCCCCACATTCTATCCATGTAAGATTTTTAAACTGTTCAGGATAGGCTGAAATTAATTTAGCTGTTAGTTCAGGACTCATTATAGTCTACCTTGTGTATAATTCGTGTTCCAAGATGAGCATTACTCAATTCTGTACTATCGTTAAGAGATTCATCGCAAAGTCTTTCAAATTCTTTTCGACCAATCTTTCGACCATCAAGAATAGTTTCTTCAAGATGTTTTTGGGTCAATTCTTCTGGCTTATCAATCAATACAGTATCATATGCGTGTTCAAGACTCTTAGCCTCAATAACATACTTATGACGAAACAAAGAAACGGTATTAACTTCAAATAGTGGCATAATAATCTCCTTAGTCTATGTTGATATTATATTCTGTAACTAATCTGTGAAATTCTGATCTAATCTTGTCAAGAGCATCGCCCGCGTCGGTAAAATCATTGCTGTATTTCTGCCAAGATCGTAGTTGTTGAGAAAAATCCCACAACATTCTTTTAGCATCACCAGCTTGAATAGCAGTATCAAACTCGTATTGTTCTTCTGGTAGTTTAAATTTTAAAGTTGCTATCGGCATAACTCACCTTTTCTTTTTAAGATCATCTGGCTTTTTATCTGGATCAGGAATAATAGTTAGGGTGTTATTCCTAAAGGTAGTCATATAACTTTGTGCAATCTTTTTCTTTAACAAACCTTCTTCTTCAATCTGGGTGTAAACATTGATACGATAATAATCATGAAATACATTAATAATTTTGGTCATTAAATGATATTTAGGTTTTTCTACTTGCCTAAATAGTAGTCTTTCGATCTCAAAATCCATTAAAACCTACCCTTCTTGTTTTCAGTAAAAATACTATCCATATTTATTGAGAGAACAGGATACTCTCTATTGTTATCGTCACTAATAAAATATGTATCACATGAATGTTCTTCTCCAGTAGAAGCGTCGTGAATAATTACTGGATCATTCCAATTAAACTTACCAAGATTATCGAGATCATGAGTTTGTTTATAGAGGAAATTGTATAGATCAAGCCAAGTTATATTATTCATCTAGCTCTCCTGTTTGCTCTATCAAGAATACGAATAGTTTCTTTAGCGTTACTAGGAACCATAACCAAACTTGGTGCAGTCTTATGTCCCCAGTCCATAAATCCTACAGCTTTCTTTTCTGCTGAACATTCTTTACAAACAATATTTCTATTAGTTTCGATAAGGAATTCATATCGTTCAATACCAACACAATTTTTACAGTATATGCAGTTCATAATTTCTCCAAAACTCTGGTAGCGATAACGCTTCTTTTATACCATAGGTATCGGAGTTGTCAACTGTCAGACTTGAAAAACTATTTGTGTTTCTTTTTCTTTTTTATATTTCTGTCTAGATGGTCTAAATATAGATTCTGATGAAGCTGTTCT